TCCATCAATTAAGTCATAAACTCCAGCCTGACTTAACTCAGAAAGCCAACCTTCTACTTCAGGTAAGGTTTGCCCAACCATACGTGCAAGGTTGTCTGGAAGGATAACCTTATCTCCAACCTTAAGATAACCATAAGGATTGCCTTCGTGCATATAGCAGATCATATCCATCCACAAACCTCTAGCTCCAATTGAGCAAGAACGGAGTGCGGTATCACGTAACCAATCAGAGGGATAAAATTGAAATGAAGGTCTTTTACTCATCTTCGAACTCCACACCAGAATTCCATGCGTGTAATATTTCGAAATAATTTTTTTTAATGTATTTTTCTATAGCATCAAATTGCTCTAGAGTAAAACGAACTTCATGCACATCTTTTTTGTCGTTGTTATATTGCTCAATACAAATTCTTCCGTTTGTATCGTAAGTTAGATTAAATGATTCAATTCCTTTAAAACTTATCATGGCTTTCCCCAATAAAAAAAGCCCTAGGTGAGACTCTCGATCTATGATCGTTGGCAGACTGGTGAGTAACCAGCAGAGTCCCATCTAAGGCTTACTCGTTAAATGCGCTGCCAAGCACATACCTACTATACCGTTTTCTGTCTTATTCTGCAAGTCTTACAAATATCACTATTCTTAAACTGGATTATCGACCGACTACGTTTGCAAATTGGACATAACTTCGTGCAAAACTGATAAGTCGTCTCTTGTTTCTTCTTTTGCTCCATTTGATAATCCTATATGACAAAACTCTCTTAATTTCTGACCTCGTGGTGACACTTTTGGCAAATAATGCTTAGGTGACATTGGCGTAAACGGCTTAGGTTCACGTGGTTTAACGTACTCCACACCTTCTATCTTGATACCCTCTTTGAGCTTGCTAGAAGGGCTGTAGGAGCCTTTAAATTCCTTCAGTAACCCTTCCCTTACCAACTCGTCAAACTCGCATCTGAGATTAGCTAAAGTCGGTGCGTTCATCATTCCGTAAGCCTCGACAAACTGCTCAGGACTTAACGGATGATTCTTGAGGAAATTCATGCAGATTCGCCACCTTTTAGTGCCTTCTTTTGGCAGCTCTTGGAACATATCACTCACTCTATTTATCTCCTAAAAACACCAATTCCTCTAATTTTTGTTTCTTCTGGTTTTGCTAATTTTGTTTTGAAATAAGTTTCTTTTCTGTAGGCATTTTCATTACGCTCTCTTTTAATTTGATAAGCATTGTTTAGTAAATCCTTGTGCATATTTCTATTTGTTTTTTGACACTTTAATCCACTTTTACCTAGCCAATTTAATATTTTAATATCGTCAGCAGGATCACCGTCAAATAACTTATCGCTTAATGGTTTTAGTTCTGCGCCAACAAATACAGCAACCCTAATCGGAAGCCATTTAGGAGTACGGATTAACTCAGGATCAGTAATACAAATATTGTAAGGACGCAACCAATACCGCAAACGATCACAGGTTATGTCCTTACGCCATGCCTTAATTAACATAGCATCGTAAATTCTTTGCTTTTCTTCTTTATTCATGGCTTTCACCGTCCTTTTTGGAATATTCCATGTCTTTGTTAGGAATATTCCGTTTACGCCATAACGACAAATGCTTTTGCAACCTTTCATTCTTAGACTCTTGGCTTTCTTCTCTAAACTTCCTAGTTTGCTCTCTGATCTCATCTAAGCGATCCTCACGCTCGTTATATTCACGCTCAAACTCTTTGAACCATATTGGATCTTTCATTTATCCCCCCTTGCTCGTACATTAACTACACCTGAATCAAATTGTTTTGCTATTCGCTCACGCTCTGCTTCTGCACCAGCTTCTTTGCCGTAGTTCCAACCCATCTCTATAAGGAGTAATTCATCATGGGTGTACGCTTGTTTTCTAGGCTCACCATCCTCAAGCCACAGTCCAGCAGCCCATTCTTTAAAAGTTTTGTAGATCATTTCTGCCCCCTTGCTTTCATCATGTGGTCAGCCATAATATATGCTTCTTCTGCTGTATCAATCATAATTCCAGTAGGTAATTTTCCTGAAGCAATCATTGCGTGCATAGCCTTAGCTGCAAAGTAATCACGTAAGTCCATACCTTGATTGCAGCTAAAAGATTTATCTGGGTTTTCAACTAATATTGGAAATGCTTTCATTTTGTCTCCTCATCTAAAGACACTCTCCATACAATAAAGCTATGTTTTTTGCCATTTTCGACAAACACATTCATAACTCCATCTAAAATATCTTTTTTTGCTTTTTCATCTAAATGGTAAAAACTAGCCATTCTTACAGTTAATTTCAAATCTTCTGTTACTGCTCTAACGCTACTCATTTAAGTCTCCTATCCAAAAATTGTTTGCAAAATTGCTACTGTACCAAAGATTGTTACAGCAAAAAATACCCCCATTGCTACCGACAAATACAGCCAAATTAGTATTTTTTTAATCATTGTCACCTCCAATGAACGGATAGCTTGCCATACTTTTTATGTTTCTGGTTATAAATTATTCCTATTGATTTCTATGTTTCTATTAATAAATAGTTGTTGACCATATTTACAGATGGAACTATTATCTGTTTCACCAACTAACCACGAAAGGGAACCAAATGGACTTAACAATATACAAGCAAATGCCTGATCTGCCAAATGCAGATATAGATTTTCTTAACGACTTAGACGATACGCTACTAGGTAGACCTGCTGAAGATTACGAATGTGAAGAAAAAATGCAAATAGAGCTTGATCGTATTGATAACGATATGGATTTATGGGATTCTGAAAGAATTGCTGAATTCGAACGAGCTATGGATTACAAATCTAAATGTGGGGTATGGCCATGATAGACAAATGGATGGTGGCTGAAATAACTTACGTTTTACGCCTAATGGTAGATAAGTTTGAGCGTAGAGAACTATCACCTAGCGAACATGAAGTGCTTATGATGGCTTACAGAGCCTTAGCACTACCACCGAAAGAAATACATTGGATGGTTAACGAAATGGAGAATGACGAATGATTAAATGGTTAGATGAGCATCAGTTGGTTATAATCGCAGTCTTGTTTTTTTTATGGGTAGTATGTTCAAGTTTTTAATTCAGGAGATAAATAAATGGAAGATTTTAAAGTTTACGCTAAGTTACAAAAGTGCCGTGTAGAGTTGCAGAACATGGAGCTGAAAAAGTCAGGACACAATAAGTTTGCCGGATACCGTTACTTTGAGCTGGGTGACTTCCTGCCAGCGGTTAACACGTTATTCGACATATACGGACTAGCCTACTCATTACAGTTTGATCGTGAAATGGCTACTATGTTTATCATTGACGTAGATACAGGAAGCTCAATCAAGTTTACCTGCCCTATGGAGCAAGCGATCCTAAAAGGCTGTATGCCAGTTCAGAATCTAGGCGCATCAATAACCTACATTACACGTTATCTTTTAGTTATGGCTTTAGCAATATCCGAGCATGACTCTGTGGACGCTTCAGAGCCTACGAAAGAGAAAAAGACTATATCCGCTACTGATGGTGCTAAAGATGCCTTAGATGCCCGTTTAGCTGCCTTAGTGGACAAGTTATCGAATCATATTCAGGCACAGTTCGATGCAGGTAATGAATGGGCTGCGTTTGAGGCGTGGGATTTGCGAGATCAGACTACCTATGATGTAACAGCATCAACGGCAGTATGGGCGCAATTAAGCAGTAAATGTCGTAGTACATTAAAAGCAATGAATCAAGAAGCTAAAGGATAAATAATGGAAACTAAATACGAGGCACGACCAGGCACTTTCTCACTGTTCAAGAATCAGGAGAAGAAAACAGATAAGCATCCCGATTACAAAGGTGACGGTAAAGACTTAGACGGTAACGAAATATGGGTTAGTGCTTGGCTAAAAGATAGTAAAGTCGGTAAGTTTATGAGTTGCTCGTTTAAATTGAAGGACGAGAAGCCTAAAGCAAAGCCTGAAAAGTTTTATGATGACGATTTATCTGACGCACCATTTTAATGTTTAGTCCAGCTAGAGGTGACTTATAACGCTAGCAGCAGGGGCTACTCGTCTCCTTCGGAACACTCTCGGTAGTGACCCTGCACCAACAAAAGGAAAACAATGAAACTGTTAGATTATTTACAAAAGACTTATGACGTTAAGAATGATCGTCAACTTGCAATTAAACTAGGATTTAGCACACCTACGTTATCTAAGATTCGTACAGGAAAGTATCCAGTTAGCGCAGATATGATTATCGCTATACACGAGACGTTTGGAATGACAATTAAGGATATAAAGAAATTACTATGAGAATTCTATTTCTACTAGGAGTTAGCCTAATGTTGCTAGGTATTACATTAGCTATACAGGACAAGCTAGAGCGTGAGTACGAACGTGGCTATCAAGACGCTATACGCTCGTTAAGTACAAGACAAGTTGATAACCTATGTATTAAATGGTGGTTTCAGTCTGATCTGGAAGCAGCTAGAAAGAGGGCTTGTGGAAAATGACTTGGGTTAAATCTTACTGTGGTGGCAAACCTAACTATACAATTGGAGGAGACATGGAAACTATTGAAGAAGCGTATAAGAAAAAACGTGAAGAAGTTAAGGACTTAAACGAGATTATCTACCATCTACGTATGGAGATTAAACGCCTACAAGAGATAATCACAGAGTCTAAACACTAATCACTTGACCTCTAAAGTAAACAAGACCAGCTTCCTCATCAATAACTTCGCAGAGTTCTGGAGGCATTAATTTGCCTTTGTAATAAGTAAGGATTGCGAATCCTGAACGATGGTTGCGAGTCCCATCTTCTGTATATAAAAACTGTTGCCCCCATACATTAGCTAACGAGCCGCAATCGATCCCGTATCTCGTGCCTGTCAGGTCTGTCCAGGGGGTAATTTTGAGACTATGAAGATGCCCATTACAGGTTGAGACCCCTGACTTTAAGGTTGCGTTATATGCTGCGTGAATTCCGTTGTAGTTTCGATGCTTGATTTGAGTGTTATTGTTGACCATAATTGACGTTGAGAATTTCCAACGTGGGAAATGATCTTGTAAATTAAATCCCATCACGTCCTTGTAAGTATCACCAACTTGATTAGAAATTCTAGCTGAGAATCTTATATCGTGATTTCCCCACGTCCATAGCAGTTTCGCGTTACCAGCTACCGCTTCAATCTCTGCTAGTCTATCCTGACAGGCATCAAGCTCTTGCTTTACATTAGGACGAACCTCGTAGCCATTAGACGGGTGTCTGCTGATACTAGCACCGTCAAAGACATCACCAGCCATAATCACAATATTAGGTTTTAGGGTATCAACTACATGGACAAATGCTCTGTGAGCTGTAGCTATATCGTCAGGCCAGTAATGACAGTCGCTACCAACAATAATGCAGCCATCAGGCATATCAACTAAAGTTCTAACACCGTTTGATGGTAGCGTTATTTTAAAATCTGGACTGCGTTTATCGGTAGCTTTTAATATTACTCCAAGCCTATTTTCTATACTTCTTCTTCTTAAATTAACTGATCTTATGTGGCAACCTAAAATCTTTGCCACTTCTGCTACTGATGGATTTTGGTTCCATATCGATATAAACTCGTCATCACTACATAATTTAGCTGGCATTAGTTTACTCTCCGTATATATTCTCCGCACCACTCATCAGAAGCGGTTAGTGCAAAGGAAAAGGAAACGCCACCATTATCTTCAGGTAGCACAGTAGGAGGGAATCGGTGACATTCGCCTAAACTTGCTTCTTTATCTGGCTTAAAGAAGGCACAAGTTCGGCACATCGGCATACAATCAGCAGGAATATTAGAGGCACTTCCTTTTTTCGACATCTTGTAAAGCCTTTTCTAGTTCTTCAATACGATATTGCTGGTACTGAATTACTCTGTTTAGTTCGTTATAAAGCGCACGAGTATTATTTACTTCTTCTCTTGATAACAACAGATTGCCATTATCATCTAAAGTTGCTGCGGTTGCAACACTAGCAAGTAATAAAATAGCAATCCATCGCATAATAAACTCCTAAGCTATCAATCCATTGGAATAAACAGTCTTACCGTTTTTAGATGTTGCAGTTAAATTTTGCTTCTTTAGATTATTAGCATCGTAAGATACGTGAACCCAGCCAGAATCAGGAACGCCAGGCGTATAGAACTCTAAGATTAGCTGCGTGTAAGTTAAGTTATCCGAAATCCACTGCGCTAGATCAGCGTTAGCAATAGCAGGTATCTCTATATCGGCAGCCTGACCTTTGCAATGATCAGAGGACTTCGATCCACCAACCTTAGCGTTAACCTCTGGATGACGATAGCCAGAATTAACCTTAACGCCAGTTTTAAAGTTATCACGAATAGGCTGTAGCACCTTCTCGCATAACGTCTTTAGATTCTGTATATCTGCCTCAGTAGGATCATTCTTCATACCAAACCGTAAAGCAGTCTCGCTCTTGGTTAATTCCTGTAGGCTAAAGTTTTCTGATAGCTTCATTTCTTCATATCCATGATTTTCTCAAGTGTGCGACCACCGAAATAGAACGACATCACGAGCATTCCCCATTGACCTAGTAGCTCAACAAATGAGTCAGCTATATCAACTAAAGCAGCATCAAGGATAGCTAGTATCAAATAAGCAACAAGAATGTAGATTAGCGTTAATGGACGAATATTCTTAGACAACCAAGAGTCACTAGCCATGTCAGCCTGCATACGCTCTGTCAGATTAGTCTGCTCAACCTCGTACATCTTGGAGTCATTAGCCATCTTAGCTAACTCACCGTCTTGAGCTAATTTCGTTAGTTCTAACTGTGCCTTAGCTTTAGCTTCAGGATCAGGAATTAACTTATCAATTAACTTTCCACCAATGTTTAGAATTGCGTCTAGTCCAATCATCATTCCCTCCAGTGAAACATACTCCAAATAAAATACAAGATAGCCGTAGCGCAAGCAGTACCAACGATAGCAGCAATAATGTTCTGAATTAACTGCATCCTCTCTGCTCGCCTTCTAGCTATCTCTCTGAGCCTCATACGCTCTAATCTAGCTTCTTCTTCAGCTTGTTCTTTAGCAGCAGCTACGATAGCGTCCCTACGAGCGCACATCTCCTCGTAAAGTCCTGTCTCACCTGAGTTATTGTAGATAAGCATTTCACGTAATTCGACCTCTAGTCGATATAGCTTACGTGATGCAAAGGTAGCGTCTAGTGCTTGTTTAGTTGCTTGCGATAACGAAATATTAGGATTCTTCTTGGCTACCGTATCAACAACTGCAACAGACTTAATTTCGGCTTGCTTTTCAAAGAACGTAGAGATGTCGTGATAACACTCTTGTATATCTTTCCCTAATGCGATGGCTCTCTTGACTCCAGCAACAGCAGCCTCCGCAGCAGCAAAGGCTACCGCTACTTCGATCATTTTGGTAATTGTCCGTTAGAGCCTAACCACATTAATAAGAATAAAGCACCTGCACCAACTATCCAGAATATCTTCTTAACGACAGACTTACCAACTTCCTCGTAAATCTTCTTAAATGCTACCTCAGCAGCACGTTCAGCTATCTTTTCTATTTGAGCGTCAGATAAGTTGATGTCAGACATTATTCTCTACCCATAAACAAGTTTCTTCATCTAACGCATAATCTCCTTCTGGCTTAGGAGGAATAAAAGCGTCTCGTTCTCTATCGTAAGTGTAACCAATACCTGCATAATTCTTACGTAATGGTCTGCCTTCTGGATGCTGACCACCACGAGTATTGTAGCTTGTCTGAATCCACTCACCAGGAGATGAATCTACAAACGTGTCAAAAAACTCTGGTTCAGCAATAATAACCTGAGTAACAATTCCGTTAGTAACTTTAGCAAAGTGTCCCATAGTTAAGCCGTATATGATCCAGATTGAGTAAATGTAATAATTGTATTTGCACCAGATGTGGTTACAGTTGGACTACCTGTTACAGTTGTACTATAACTAGCTGTAGGAACTGAAAGTATTACCACGCCAGAGCCACCGTTGCCACCATTAAGGGTATATCCACCACCACCACCACCACCTGTGTTCGCTGTTCCGTTAGCACCATTACCAGTTCCAGCTACTCCATTCCCGCCACCACCTGAACCAGCAGTACCGCCAGTACCGCCAGTATTTCGGCAGCTACCTCCACCCCCACCCGCATAAAAAACAGCACTACCTGTAATGCTAGATGATATTCCAACTCCACCGTTGCCACCGTTATTCGTAGCAGCAGCACCAACTGCACCACCGCCACCGCCACCGCCTCCGGCTCCAGTGGATGAGCTTGATGTCGATGTGCTAACACCACCAGCGAATCCTTGTCCTGATGTGCCTGAGCCTCCTGCTTGGCTAGTTCCACCACCGCCACCGCCTGACCCACCATTCGCACCAACATATCTACCAGCTACGTTTGTGCCGCCATAGCCGCCACCTATTGCTGTAAGACCTAATCCAGTTGAGTCAGTACCATTAACAGCTTGCGCTCCAGATGTTTGACCTGCACCGCCACCACCAACGACAAAAGAATACGTTGTGCCTACATTTAATGTAGATGTGCCAGTAATGTAGCCTCCGGCTCCCCCTCCCCCTCCGAACGCAGCAGAAGCAGCAGGGCCGCCTCCTCCACCTCCACCCCCTGCAACAATTAAATAAGTTGCAGCATAGGCTTTAGACTGATTGAATTGATACCAAGCATTACCGTCATACCACTCTGTATATCCAAGAGTAGTGTTATAACCCATCGTGCCAGCAGATATACCAGTAGGTCTGCCCGCAGTAGTCCACGATGAGTTAGTGATTCCTTTTGTACCGTCAATAATCGCTGGCATTATCCACCTACGCCATCTTTGTAGCCAAATTTATTGAGTAAATCATCTATCCATTCATCTGATACGTAGTCACCACCTTCTTCTGCTGGTTCTGGTTTTTCTCCAGACCATAACCATCCAGCAAATTCTTGTGCATCTACGTTAAATGGATCAAGAGGAATACAAGCACCATCTTCTAGACGGATAACTGAATTTTTATCTGAGCATAATTTGTACATTTTATAACTCCGCAGAAGCGTCAATAAAGTTAGCAGCAGAAGTGCTATCAATAACTAACATTGCTGATTGTCCAGCAGTACCTGCTGAAGTTGAATTAATGTCAAAAGAAATTATATTTTTATTTGATTGTGTTCCAGCAAATGCAGAAAACTGAAGATTTGTTAGCCCAGATGTATAAAATTGAATAGTACCGCCAGAACCCATAGTTGGCTGCGATCTAAAATCAACTGGATTTGACCAAGATAATCTTCTTGCTGCAGGAGCAGTACCTCCAGTTAAAAGAGCAGTTGCTAAACCAATAAAAGGAGAATTTGCTCCACTCCATTTATTGTAGTAACGTTGACAAAGCGACAATTCTGTAGTGTACGGTCTGTAATCAAAGCTAGTAGCTGTACTGCCCTTCTCTAGTTGTACGCCAGTAATGTAGAACGTAGCTCCGTTAGTGCCTACTACGTTTGTTGAGCCGGTAGCAGAATAGTAAGACCCAGATGCCCAAGAGCCAGCAGTACCTAAATAAGTTGCTCCCATCCCCATAGATAGATTAACTGTTATACCTATACCGTTTGTTGTTAACCAAGTCCCAGAGGTATCGCCAGCAATTATTATACTTTTTTGTTCCCAAGTGTTTGCTGAAGAAATTGTGTAAGTAAATGGATATGATCTAGAACCGCCACTATTATTTATTGCCCCGCCAAATGTACCAGTAAGACTTGAGCGAACCCAGAATGATAAAGTTACAGGTGCGGCATTAGCAGTACCCCATGCTAAATCAGCAATATTTAAGCCTTCAATACTTTGTTGTAATGTAAAAAAATCAGTTGATACAACAGAATAAGCAGAAAGAGAAGTTGCACCTAAATAATTAGTAAATCCTACTGGTGGAGTTACTGAGGCAGCATTTCTTTGTATTGAAAATTTACTTGATTGTGCAAATGCTGTAAGCCATCTATCTACAGTATAAGTTGCTCCAGTTAAAGGAGTAACACTCGCACCAGCATTACGCTGATCTATTTTCATGTCACCATTCAAAATCCTGTTACGGAATACTGAAGAACTAGGAGCAAGTACGCCACCGCTAGAGTCTGTTATTGAGTCTGTTGCAATCAAGCCGTAGGGCATGGTTATACTCCTATATTATGGTTGGCATATTTGCCATGATATTTATTTCTTGCTTCAGTTGCTACTAGTTCGGCAAACTCAAAATCCTCAAAAACTCCAAGATATTTACGCTTACCGTCATAACTAATAGTTACTTGCCATTTGTTTATTTTAGCTTTCCATGACACATTTTTGGAGCCTGATTTATTACATTTATATGCAGGTTTATTGTACATATTCTGCATTCTTGTAACTTCACGCAAATTCTCAATCCTGTTGTCAATCTTGTTGCCGTTAATGTGGTCTATTTCTTTTGGAATATAGCCATGATTCATTAAGTAAATAATCTGATGCTCTCTAAACTTTTTACCGTAAATACTTATTTGATAATATCCTACCTCATTAATAAATCCAGCTTTTGATCCTTTTATTGCTTTACCATGAGTAGGATTCTTCCAGTACAAACTTCCATCAATATAATCAAATAAGAACAAAGCATCTTCTTTAGTTAAAACTTTTGCTCTAGCAGAATATTCTTTATGCTTTTTCTGCTGCATCTCAAAGAACTGGTCTTTTAAACAAGCCTTGCATTTTGCTTGTCTTCCATATTTACCTTCTTTTCTACGACCGAACATATCCAAAGTTTTTTCTACGTTACAAGTAGTGCATACTCTGGATAAATTCACCTTATGCTCCTTGAGTTTGTTCTGCTAACTTAGCTTCTTCTGCTAATCTAGCTGCTTCATCATTTACTATCTTGGCAGCATCGTAAGCCGCTTGTTCTTCAGCCGTATATTCGACTTGAGTAACTTCACCAGTTTGTACGTTAACTATTGTTCTGTGCATGATTTACTCTATTCGTAAAAAATATTTATTGAGCCAGCATCAAATGTGTCTGTGCCGTTTACTGTGGTAATGCGTACTCTGTCTAATGTTGCAGATACTTGTTTTCTACCAATACCGATACTTTGAGCATTATCATTTAAAGAATTACACATACCAGTAAAAACCCATGTATTTGCAGTATCTAGTAAAACAATTGTATATACTCCATCCCAAACCCTAGCTGGTGCTGCATTTGCGCCATGTATGATAAAACCAGTAGTAGAATTTGCGTTTGTTGTGTTTGCTGTCCACCCACCACTAGCATACGATGTTGTTTCTATGCCGCCAGAATCACCTATTTGAACTTGTATTAAAGAAGTTCCGTTAGTAGAAACACCACTAAACATTACAGTGATACGCTTTACGCCACTAGGTATAGACGTAAAATCAATGCTAGTGCCTGACGTAGAAGCCTGAGCAGTTGCTCTTGTAAGTGAACCTGTAACACCACCTGATGCCGACAAAGTACCTGTAACCGTTAAATTACCGCCTACAGTTTGATTACCTGTAACAGTTTGAGCAGCAGACATTGTTACGTTCTGGCTAGAATCAATCGAGATAGCCGCAGTACCACCGCCAGAGCCAGTTAGGATATTTAGCGCACCAGTGTTATCACTAGTTACTGCTAAACCGTTATTTGTACCGTTTCCGGCAACAATAGTATTCGCCATGTCTTGTCCTTATCTAAACAACAACCCACCTTGAACCGCTAGGTACTGTTACCGTTACACCAGAAGCCACCGTTATCGGGCCAGCACTCATTCCGTTCTTATTCGTAGTAATCGTGTAGTTAGCTGATACCGTATTCGCGTTCTCAAAGATAGCTCCACCGCCACCGTTAGCACCGCCTACTGGAGTCCAGTTAGAACCGTCATACGTCTCAAGTATTGCTAAAGTTGAATTATATCGTAACTGACCTGTGGCTGACGATGGTCTTTGTGCAGTCGTTCCTACAGGCAATCTAACAGCTCCAGTGCTGTTTATTGCAAAGGTAGTAGGTACGTCTATAGTAGCTGCGTTAATCGTCACAGAGGACGTTGTAGTGCTTCCTATGACCGTTGCACCTGATGCTGTGAAAGTACCAGCTACCGTAAATGGATCGCCTGAAGTACCTACCTGCTGATCCTTTAACTGCGCCATTAATTCACGAATTGCGTTATTGACAAGGCTAGGAGCCATGCCTTCAGCTAAGTTAATACCGTCAATATCAGTATTTGAGCTTGCTGTTGCGCTAAATTCGCTGATCTTTGTTTTTGCCATTGCTTAATCTCCAAGCAGACCTGTAGTGGTTCCGATAGCAGCAGAACCAGGAACTAACCCTACTGGCTTGCGCTGTGTGCGTAATTTCAATTCTTGTAATATTCTTGCTTGCTCAATAGGATCAGTAGCAAATAGTCGCTTTTGTAACTCAGCAGAAGTCTCACCGCTAATGCCTTTAGTTCTAGCCATACCTTGACGTAGTAGCTCCATTGCGCCACCAGTTAAGCCACCAGTACCAAAACTTTGCGCTATAGCAGCAGTGCTACCTAAACCTTCGCTAGTAGCTAAGCGTTCACCAGTTTGTGAGCCACCCATGATCGCCTTGCCTGTCTTAGTTTGCTCACCAAGAGCATCAACGTAACGGACAAAGTCATTGTATTGCTTAGGATCAGTAAATGCATAACGTAAGAGAGACTTTTGTTTGTCGCTCTTAAATATCTGACGAGAAAAGTCACCACCTTTAAAGTTCTCAAGACGAGAATTAACGTCTGACATCATACCTAGACGGAAAGCCTCTTTTTCTGAATCATTCATCTTTTTCAGATCATCTAGGACTTCTTTGTCTTCCATCTTTTGATACTTTTGACCACTCTCAAATGAAGAACGAATACGCTCGTTATCAGCAAACTCTTTATTTGCTTTAGCATAAATAGGATTCTTTTCTTTGATTAAGTCGTTAAATTCACGCTTTACGTTAGAAACATCTCTGCCGTAACTAGTCATCTTGCCAGTTACAGGATCAATTTCTTTCTCTACTACTCGATCTAAACCAATCTTGATCTGGTGCAGCACGTTAGTAGGAACAAACTGAGCGTTACGAACTTGCTCCAAGTCTGGCAACGTATCACCATAAACACCAGCTCGTCTTTGTGCTTCTTTATAAGCATCTTGGAATACTGGACGATCTACGTACTTGCGGAAATCACGAGCATCTACAGCCTTCTCATAAGCTAACGGATACTTAGCAGACGCAGCAGACTGTTGATTCTTAGCTAAGAAATCTAGGTACTCGTAGCCATTGACATTTTTACCTAATCCTGCACGTTTTACTAAACCGCTAACGATATCGCTAGGCTGGTCTATCATGCGTGACTCTAAGAATCTAGCAGTTGCAGACTTTTGACTCGATGGCACTACATAAGCAGCATAAGACAAGTCTTGTAAGCTCTTTGTTAAGTCAGCCAATACAGGACGAGGAACATTTAATCTCTGTAACTCAGCTAAAGCTGCTTGAGCCTCATCAGGAGTTAGATTGTCTTTGTTTAATGTGTTAGCTAGTATTTTGTTTGCAGCAGTAGTTTGATCGCCAATGCCAGCAGCGTTAAGCGCACCACGAATCATGCTACCTGCGCCTTTGATAGCTACAGGTAAAGTACCGCCAAATGCTCCGCCAACAACTCCACCTATAGCAGCACCTTCTAAAGGATTCTTCTCTGCTGTACCTGCGCCAGTTAATGCGCCAGTACCAGCACCTACGGTTGTACCACGAGCAATCTGACCGCCTATAGTTTCACCAGTAACAGCAGCCTGTGTAGTCCCACTAGCACCCTTTAATTTGGTAAGCGCACCGAATGGAATAGCCATGCCACCCGCTAACTCTAATGGAGTAGCAAAGCCAGGATTATCTATGTTGTACTGTGTTTGCTGCGCTCTTAATCTATCTCTGATTGACTCGTATTCTTTACCACTAATAGCACCAGAACGTAATGCAGCTTCTAACTCATCAGCAAATCCAAATGTAACACCTTGAGCTACTGTTCTAGCTGTCTCTGCTGCGCCAGAATAAGGAACACCCTTCTGAAAAACTGATGTAGAAGGAACATTCGCTTCTCCGGCTACAGGCAATGTTCTGTAATCAATGTTTTGAGTTGCCATTATGGTTTTACCCTTCTAACGCCATCTGGATCAACAAATATCGTACCTTTAGGATACTTAGGGTCTTTTAATAGATTATTAACATCTTGCTGAGTAAATGTGTGTGGTTCAAATTTAGGTATTTCTAACAAAACTTCTGGATCGCCTAGTTTTGAATTTTTACGTCTGCGGATAATTGAATTTTGAGCATCATTAGCATCACGCAAATTAATTTCCATTAATGTATTAATAGCTTTGGCAGCACTTTGGGGAGAATCAGCAGCTTGCAATTCATCTATTGCTCGTTTTGCGTCTGTATCTGTTTGAGTTCCTTTGTTTAATCTTAATCTTTCATTAATTAAACGTACTTTAAAAGCCTCAAAATCTTTTTTGGCAATAATATCTGGATCATCTTGACCCAAACCACCTCTAACAGCCATTGAAAATCTTTGTGCAGGGCCAAACTTAATAGCTCCTGATCTAATTGCATTAATATATTTATTAGAATCAGCAGCTATATTGATAGCTGTTTGACCTCTATCGTAATCTTCATCTTCTTGCTTTTGTATTGCAGCAGGTAACTGAACTTGTTTTACAGGAGCTTTGTAATCTCCAACTGGCTTACCTGTTTGTGCGTCAACTATTGGTAATCCAGGTCTTGATGGAAGAAAAACCAATCTACCACTAGCGTCAACAGTAGGCTGAGATGCGTACATAGATTTAGCAGCACCTTCACCTACTGGCTTACGAGCAAGAATAAACCATTTTTGGCCATCCCATTGTCTAGTAGTTCCATCAGCAAATTCACGTACTTCAGGAGCTTTTGCACCAGTGCCTTCAACAGGCATAATCTTACCGTCAGCAGTTTTTTGATATATAACTCCAGCAGGCAATCCTAATGCAGCAGCTTCTTCTTTTGTTAATACTCCACCTTGTCTGCCAGCACCCATAGGAGCCTCAAATACAACTCTACCAGTAGGATCAACTAATACTTCACCAGGCTTTGCTGACGTTAATTTAGGCTGACGCTTTTCTTGCTCAAGATCAGCAATAATACGCATAGCACCAGGCAAGTTAGTGTCAATAATCTGCGCTAACTCTGGATACTTCAACTTTAATTGTTCTGCACCTTGTAAAGTTCTTTGCTGCTGTAGCATTTGCTGAGCATCCATTCTTTGCTTGATGCCACCTTGATACGCACCACCAGCACTCTCGAATCCACCTGCTACTGCACCTAAAATGTTTTGCAATGCTGAACGTGGAGGGCCATATGCACTCATTCCTCTAGCCAATGCAATACCAGCACCTAATAATCCCTGTATCTGCGCTCTTTTTTGTAACGCAGCAGTTTCGTCAACACCTAATAAGCCTTGATATGCTTTAGGTAAAGTACCGAACGGTGTTAAATCTTCTAATGCCATATATCACCCTAATAGTGAAATCGGTTGATTGCTAATTACAGTCTGTTGGTAAGGATTCAGTGCTGCCATTGGATCATAATTAGCTAATTTATTTCTAGCTGTAACTGGAACCACTGGAGCAGTTGCCATTTGCTGATCTGGCTCTAATAAACTATTCGCATAACCAAATGTTTGACCTGTTGCTACTGGATTTTCGTAAGCAGACTTAGCATACATACCAGCTTTATCCAACAATGAAGGAGCTGTATTAACAGCACTTGTAGTATTAAGCATAGCAGGATCAATCGGTGATCTACCTGCAAAGCTCATTCCAGCAGCATTCATTGATGCTAAATTAGCAGCATTAGCAGTATTAGCAGCATTAGCGGCATTTAATATATTTCCACCAGCATAAGACATTGCAGGTTGAGCTGTTTGAGCAGCAATCATTGAATTTGTTATCCCACTGGTAGGAACCGCAGCAGCTCCAGTAGCACCAGCAGCTCCAGTAGCACCAGTTATACCTAATGCTTGACCGCCTGTATAGCCAGCAGCAGCACCTAGCAAAGCACCTTGCAATGGATTACTAGGCTTCATTAAAGCACCAGCAGCAGCACCGATAGCTGGAATTAAAAATGGCGCACCCATTATTTGCCTCCTGATTGAGTAGTCGTACTAGTACCACCAGAAGGTACACTAGTGAATAGATTCGTGAATTGTTGTAGCTTGCGCTCTGGAGCAGTTTGCTCAAAGTTGTAACGGTTAATAGCGTCTTGCAATGCTTTTAGATCGTAAGACTCACCTGCCTGACCTGCTTTTAGTAATTTATCAATATCACCATAATCAGCCTGAGCCATTGCAGGAGCATTTCTAATAGCTTCCATTTGCCTACCAGCTTCAGCCTCAGATGATTGATAAGCTAACTGACCTGCGCTTTCCGCTAGGTTACGACCGAATATGTCTTGAGCTTGACCTACCTGCTGACCCATTGCATTAGAGCCATAACGACCCATTGATGAAGCCTTAGACTGCAAACCCTGTACGCCACGAGTATAAGCCTCAGTAGCCTGACGAGTAGTACCTGCTAATGCACCCTCTAGGAATGGATTAACGCCTCGACCTTCAATTATTCCTAATGTTTCTGATTGAGCAGCTCTAGTTAACGGAGAGCCAGCCTTAGCACGTTCAGTAGCTAATCTGATAGCCTCTGATGTTGCAGCAGATGGGCCGACATAAGTTTTACCAGGATAGAATTGCGCTCCAGGTGATTGATACTGACGTTTAGCTTCCTCAAGACCATACGTTACATATGGCTTAATGCTCTCGTCTATCCCGCTGGTTGTACTGCTTCCTCCGCCACCACCGCCCATATCGTACCCCTCAAATCTCGCAAATCCACTGTTTAGGACGGAAACCTAATTGTTTCGCCCTACGTTGCCAACCTTGTCGATGGCTAGAGAAAGTTACATATTTTGCATTAGCTTGACTTGCCAAGCCTTTTATGTATTTTAGCCCATCTTCAACCATTTGATAATCATTTTCTAACGTCCAAGCTGCCCAAACGTGTAGATGTAGTCCAGATGGCTGCAATATGAAGAAGCCACCGAACCTCTGCTCCTTCAAAACTACCCATAGAAGTGATCTATTAGAGATTAAATCTGCATAGACATCTTCTACTATCCAATCCTCTGGGCTATACCCTTTAATT